AAAGATTTTAAATCTTGGGAAGAGTATAATAACTATACTGGACCTAAAGCTTAATTAATAAAGGAGAGAGAAAATGTCAGAAGAAGTACAAATAGAACTAGCACCAGACCAAATAGTTGAAGAAGAAGCAGCAGAGCATGAAGTAGTATTACCTAGTGATAAAGAGGTATTTAATATGCCTGATAAGTTTAAAGGTAAATCAGCAGAGGATATAGCTAAGTCTTATCTTGAATTAGAGAAGATTAGAGTACAACCTAAACAGGAAGCCCCTAAAGAGGATACACCAGCTGATGTACCTACAACAGTAGAACAAGAACAGTATGAAAAATATGCTACATCTTTAGATACTAATGGTTCTTTATCAGAAGCAGAGTATGCTGAACTAGCTAAAGCAGGGTACTCTAAAGAAGTAGTAGATGCTGAGATACAGAGTAGAGCAGACAAGTTAGAGTTTAATAAGTATAGAGAAGAGAAAGCACTTAATAAAATTTTAGAACCACTAGGAGGTGGTACAGAGAAGTTTAAAGAAGTAGCTATGTGGACTAAAGAGAATAAGACAGCAGAAGAAGTAGCAGCTATTAATGATGCACTTAGTAAGTCTACCCCTCTAGCACAACAAGCCTTACTTAAGTCTTTGTATGCAGAATATGAGGCAGGAGGAAATACAGATACAGTATTACATACTAATAATGTACAAACTACTCCTAGTAGAGGATACACAACTGAGACTGAGTTCTTTGCTGATATTAAAAGTCCAGCCTATAAGACAGACAAGTCTTATGTTAAAGCTGTAGAGGCTAAATTAGCAAGAAGTAATACTAAAGACTGGTCATTCTAATAATATATTACCTAGTAGGGTGTGCACACTAAGCTAGGTTCTTGTACCAATATACTGTGTAGGGCAGGGTACTCAAAGGTAAAACCCCTACTCAAATATCTAAGCCTCATATGAGTACAGTAGCTTCTCTCCCTACTGTATTCTTATGAGCCTTATAAGAAGCTATCTAAGGATAGAAATTAGAGATAACTCAAACATGTTTAGAGCAGGTGACTACAGGAGTAGTTTAATATATACATAACTAAAAGACCCTATGGGCAAAGGAATAATAATGGCAGCAATGGTAGCAACTCTCCCAAATAATGATGCAGCAAGAGCAACAGCACTTAAACTATACACAGGTGAAGTAATAGCAGCATTTAGAGAAAAGAACTTAGGACTTGGTTTGATTAAATCAAGAGAAATTTCAGGTGGTAAAACAGCTATTTAATAAGGGCTGAAAGATATATTTAAATAATTTGGACTTCTGAGGAAGAACAAAATGGAAGGGTTTTAATAATGAAATATAGAAAAAATAATGAAAGTATAAATAAGTACACAGCAGGATTATTAGATGCTGATGGTAACATTCATCTAACTGTAACAGACAGTCAAACATCTTCAAATATTAGAAGTGTAAGAGTTCAGTTTACTGGTGAACGAAAGGATAAAGTAGTAGAGACTTTACTAAACCTACATGACCATTATCAAATGGGTAGGATGGAGTACCCTAATACAAGAACTAATATTGTTAATTGGACACTTAATGGACAAGAAGCTATAAACTTTCTAACAGTAATAAAAAAACATCTAGTAATTAAAGGACAACATGCTGAGAGAACAATTAATTTATGGTATAGATTAAAGGATAGAACATCAACAGTTAAAGCACTAGCTAGATGGAGAAGACTGTCTAGAGATAGTACAGGACCAATACACCATAAGAAACATCTTACTTGGGCTTGGTTAGCTGGATATATAGATGGGGATGGACATATTAGTATTCCTAAAAAGAGAATTGAATTACAGTCTAATTTAAGGGATATTGCTGCTTATGAGTTGATACAACACTCTTTGGGTAGACCTTATAGAATAAACTATAAGCCTAGTATACAACAAGACATAATTAGAATAGACCTCTCCTTTACAAAAGAGCATACTGCTTTTATGAAAGGAACAGGGGTTAAAATACTGAGACATCTTAGAATGAAAAGATGGGCTCTTGAGCAAGTATTTGCTGCTCATAATAAACAATTAAAACCCACCAGTAGAGACTAAATAATATACACCCTTAGGGGTAAGTTATAGTCCAAGACCATAAAAGGTCCAGCAATTCATTGTAACAGGTGAAGCAGCAGAAGCAGACATCCAAACACATGTTAGAGGTGAAGAAGTAATCTCTAAAGTATTAGCAAATGATGAAGTAACTATTACTGTATCTACACGCTATGTACACTCACACTTCCTAGATACACTAGATGAGAAGTTAGCACAGTATGAAGTACGTGGTGAACTTGCATTCCAATCAGGACAAGTACTAGCTACTAAGATTGATAAAGATGTATTCAAGTTGATTGGTAATACTGTACCAGCTATGACTCCTCTAGCAGGACAAAAGGCAGCTACAACTGTACCAGCAACAGGTTACAATGCAGCAACTACAGCAGAAGCTAAAGGTAATGCTATTGTAGCAGCTCTCTATGTAGCTAAAGCAGCTCTTAATGCTAAGAATGTAACAGATACTCCATCTGTAATCGTAGCTCCACAAGACTACTACAACTTAGTACAATCTACTAGAGGTGTTAATACAGACTTTACTTCAGGTAATGGTGGTATTGATACAGGTATGATTAGACAAGTAGCAGGTTTCTCTATTGGTTGGACTAACCACCTAGATGTTACTACTAATACAGCTTTATTGGCTCTTATGTTCACTAAAGATGTAGCAGGTGTAGTTAAGGCTATGGATATTCAATCTGAGTCTAACTATGATTTCCGTAGATTAGGTTACCAACTTACAAGCTTCTATGCTTTAGGTATGGGTGCACTTAATCCAACAGGAATGGTAGTTATCAACAAGGCAGCTTAATAAGTTAGTCTTTCAGGAGGCTCTTAGGAGCTTCCAATTAAGATTATAAATAAAAGGGGAAATAATATGGGTGCAGATGTAATTTTTTTAGATGGGACAATATATGCTAAAAGTAAGTTAGATATGATAAATGATGCTTTATTAGCTATAGGGGAGTCTCCTTTTATAGATGGTACAGTAGTTGATACTATACCAGTAGGGACAGATGGTGAAACAGCTAAGAGATTAGTAGAGAAGACTATGGTAGAGGTACAGTCTAGAGGTTGGTACTTTAATACAGANTATGATTTTGTATTAACACCAGACATTAATGGATTTATTACTATGCCTCCTAATACTCTAAGAGTAGACTTTGGTAATGCGGGTAATAAACATAGATACACAATAAAGAATGGTAGTATATATGATTATCTTAATAAGACTTTTATTATAGAGTCAGAGTTATTATGTGATGTTACTTGGTTAGTTGACTATGCAGAACTACCTCCAGAAGCTTATGAGTATATCTCTTTAAGAGCTGCAAGAAAGACACAACAGAAACTAATAGGTAGTGTAGAAACAGATAGCTTTACTACTAGAGATGAGACAGACTCTTATGTAAACTTACAGAGAAGACAAGCACAGTCTCAAGATTATAATATACAAAATAGCAGAGTATCCACTAGAACACATAATGGATATTTAGTAGCTGGCTTGTATGGAAGCAAGGGTAGGAGAAACTTTTAATGGCTGGAAAATTAATTAATCATACACTAACCTCAATAAGCAGTGGGGTAACACAACAATATGAAGAGGGAAGATTTGAGTCCCAAGTAAGTTCTATGGTTAATTGTTTACCTACTATAACAAGAGGAATAATTAGAAGAAATCCTCTTGTATCTATAGGAAAACTAAGTACAGTAACATCCTCTTCTTTTGTATATTCATATGATAGAGGTACAGAAACAGAGCAGTATATAGTAGTAATACCTGGTGATGGTACACTACATACATATAATGCTAACTCAGGTACATTATTATATAGTAAGACAGGTAGTGCATACTTAACAGTAGGCATAGGTATTAGAGCTAAAGATAGCTTTAAAGCTCTTACTATAGGTGACTATACATTCATACTTAATACTACAATAACTACAGCATTCACAACTAAAGTATCTACATCAGTTGGATACAAAGATATGGCTTTCTATTGGATTAAGAAGACAGCTAGTATAGTAACAGAACAGCTTCAAGCTGTTGACCCTATTAGAACAGGCAGCTATATGAGAGGATACCAAGTATAAACTTAATAGCTCTACTATAGACGCATATGAAGAGACAAGACCTACTTTCACTAAAGTTAATCTCAATACTTCTAGTACTATAGCAGCTGAGTTTATTACAATTCCTACTAGTTCTTTAGCTACTAAAGTAGTTGGCTCAGTATGTTATAATGATAACTTTACAGGCACAGATTGGAAATGGGAGGATAGCTTTGGTAATGAAGCCTCACTTGGAGTATGGGATAGTGTAGACTCATCAGACAAACTACCAGTTAATTTACCTTCAGACCTAGAGGGTTTCATTGTAAAAATATCAGGAGGTACATCAGCAGGATATGATGACTACTTCTTAACATATGATTATGCAGGAAGAACTTGGACAGAAACAACAGCACCAGACTCTCTAATAGAATTAGATGCTACTACTATGCCACATGTATTATATAGACTATCAACTGGTTTTATATTTAATACATATCAAGGAGTAAGTACAGATGGTACATCACTAGATGGTATATCTGAATGGGGAGAAAGGGTAGCAGGAGGACAAGATGATACTAATGACCCATCTTTCTTAGGTAACAAGATAATTAATATTATATTCCATAAGAACAGATTAGGCTTTCTAACTTCAGATAGTGTACTATTATCACAAACAGGAGCATATGGTAACTTCTTTATTCAGACTATGCAAGATACACTAGATGATGACCCTATTGATTTAGCAGTAGCCTCTACAGATGTTACTGTATTAAGACATGCAGTACCTACAGCAGGACAGTTAATCTTATTTGCAGATGATACACAGTTTGCATTAAGTTCAGCAGATGCTATACTTACTCCTAACTCAGCAGATATTATTCCATTATCTAATTATACATATGGTAAAGGAGCAGATGCTAGGGCTATAGGTAATAGAGTATACTTCTCTAACCAAGCAGGTGGGTACAGTCAGATGTATTCATATAAGGTTACAGACCAAGGGAGTAGTTTAACAGAGGCAGACCCTCTAACTATACATGTACCTTCTTATATAGATAAAAGTATTAAGAGGATTATAGGACATGATGTACTAGGATATGTCTTTATGGAAGTAGAAGATTATCCTAAAGAGCTAGTAGTATTATCTACTATTATAAAAGGTACAGAGATATTACAGAATGCATTCCATAAATGGACATTTAATAAGGATATAGTTAGTACACATA